CATGATGGCGACCCGTGGCCGCGGCAAGAGCGCCGAGCCCCTCGATGACCACCCGGTGCTGGACCTGCTGGAGCAGCCCACGTCTCGGACATCTGGCGTAATGCTCAGGCGCCAGCTCCTGACGGACCTGGTCCTCAGCGGAAACGCGTATCTAATGGTTGCGGGTAGCCCGGATCCGGCTGCACTGATTCGCCTGCATCCCGAGCGGGTGCGCATTGTACCGTCCGCCGATGGCCAGGCCGCTGCGTTCGACTACCAACAGAGCGGGCAGACGGTGCGCTACGGGTGGGAGCAGGTGCTTCACATCCGGGCCACGAGCTGGGAGGATGGACCGCAGGGCCTGTACGGGACCGGCGCGATCCGTGCGCTGGCCAACGACCTGACCACCGAGAAGAAAGCGTCCGACCTGGCAGCGAATAGCGCCGACACCGGCCAACCGTCAGGCGTCTTCAGTCCCAAAGAGGACGGAGACCGCTGGAATTCTCAGCAAATTGAGGTCATGCGCTCAGCCTATGATAAGCGCATGTCCGGCGTTGGCGGCGCACTTTTCCTCGGTGCCGGTGTTTCTTATTCGCCGATCTCGTGGAGCCCGAGAGATATGGAATATCAAGCTACGCGGGAGCTTGTGCGCGAGGCGGTGATCGCCAGCATCGGCGTGACGCCCACCCGGATCGGCCTGCCCTCGGCCAACTTCGCCACGGCCCGAGAGCAGAACCGGATCTACTGGACCAGCCTCCAGGCCCGCGCCGCTCTGGTGGACTCAGCCTTCACCCGGCTGGCCAGGATGTTCCGGGGCTCGGAGACCGTCACGGTGGGCCACGACTTCAGCTCGGTGGAGGCACTCCAGGAGAGCAGGAGCGACCGCCAGAACCGGGTCCAAGCTTGGTGGCTGATGGGCATCGAGCTTAGCGAGGCCGCCGCCCTGGAGGGGTTCGACAACATCACGCCAGGCCAGGCACCCGCCGCACCCGCAGAGGAGCCACCCGCCAAGACATTCGCCCCGCTTGCCAAGTGGCTGGTCCTGGATGGCGGCGACGATGACCCGGGACCATTCCAGGCACCACGCACCGAAGAGGGCCGGGCTGCCCTGTGGCGTGCGTTTATCGAACGGGTGCACACCCCGCACGAGCGGACCGCCACGCTGGAGACCCGGCGCTATCTCCGGGCCTATGGGGCGCGGGTCGCGAAGCGCATGGCCGAGCACCTGCCTGGAGCCAAGTCCGGCGCGGTGCCAGTGGTCAAGCAACTGGACGACATCACCCTGGACAAGATCCTGGATGTGATGGTCGAGCGGAAGCTGGTGCTGGAGATCTACCGACCGCTATTCCGGGGCATGATTCAGGACGCCATCAAGGGGACCGCGGAGATGCTGCCGGTGGACATCGAGTTCACGCCCGAGCGGATAGACCAGCTGGTGCAGGATGAGCTGGGACAACTGGTGGGGAAAGGGCCGGATGTGCTCTCCCACGTGGAGCAGTCCACCCGGGACGAGGTCGGCAAGGTGATCCGCACTGGCCTGGCAGAGGGTCAGACCGTCGCACAAATGCAGGCCACCATGGTCCAGAATCAAATTTTCAGTCCCGCTCGTGCGCTGAAAATCTCCAGAACCGAGACCACCAGATCCCTCAACGCGGGGAACATCGAGGCGATGAAGGCAGCCCGGGACAAGGGCGTCGAGCTGCAGAAGGAATGGATAAGCGCCCGCGATGACAAGGTGAGATCGACGCACCAGCCAGGCCCGTCCGGTCTGGATGGCAAGCGGGTGGGACTGGACGAACAGTTCACCAGCTCATCAGGTGCGACGGGCAACGGTCCCGGCCAGATGGGATCGGCGAGCGAGAACATAAACTGCCGATGCACGGCAATCCCCTTTGTGGAGGGTGTGAGCTGATGGCTATTTTCAAGACCTGGATGATGCGGACGGAGACCGGCGAGGATGGAACCACGCTGGTCACAGCCTCCACGGCGGCGCCGGATCGGATGGGAGACGTGGTTGCCCAGGACTTCGACATCTCCCGCTACGAGGGCAACCCAATAATTGCCTGGGCTCATGACTACACCCTGCCGCCTGTTGGCAAGGCGGTCGGTCTGACCCTGGAGGGTGGCACCCTGGTTGCCCGCATCAAGTGGGACGACTCCGAGGCCAACCCGCTAGGCCAGACCGTGGCGCACCAATACCGCGAGGGCTTCCTATCGGCGGTGTCGGTGGGCTTCGCACCCGGCAAGTCTACCGCCCGCGCTGAGCTGCCCGAGGACCACCCGGCCGCCGGCCCGACTGGGTTCTACTTTGAGCAGAATGAGTTGTTGGAGATATCGGCGGTCCCGATACCAGCTAACGCCGATGCCCTGGCCATCCGCGCCAAGCAGTGGGGCCTGACCCTGGACGCTGAGCCGGAAACCACCGAGGAGCCCACAGAACCGGCCCCTGTAGACTTCTGGACCGCCGGCCAGGGTGCTCACACCCCTGAGACCGTGGCCGCCGCTACAGACGCCCTGGAGACGGTTGTGCGCACCACGCTGCTGGAGCTGCTCGGCTACGATCCACAGGTGCAGGAGGCGGTGGATACCGCCCTGACCGACGACGACGGACAGAAGGCCCGCGATGGGTGGGCTGACCTGTTCCACACCGACTAACCCGGCCCACTGGGTCAACCCCTGGAGACACATCATGTCCGACATCAATACCCGCGAGGACGCCCTAAAGGCGCTCAGCGATATCCGCGTGGAGCAGAAGCGCCTCAGCGATTCCAACCGCGATCTCCGCGAGAACCTGGAGGCCAAGGCCGCCACCGTCAAGGAAGTGCAGCAGAAGCTGGCCGAGCTTGCCGCGCCCAAGGTGCAGACCGTCAGCGAGAAGGAGACCACCCTGCGCACGTACATCCGCCCGGATGGCAGCCTGGACGCCGTGGCGATGTGCTCCGATGAGGTGGACCGCGGAGAGTGGCACGCCGACTTCAAGCGCCTGGTGGACGACCGCAACCTGGTCAAGATGCTCAAGGCTGACGGCCGGACGCCCAAGATGGACGGCCGGATCGCGCGGCACATGGAGTCCGCACCGGACATCATCCAGCGCGTGTTCTCCGATGCCGGTACAGTCGGCGCCGACTGGATCCCCGATGTCCTGGTGCCCGAACTGGCCAAGGCGGTCTACACGCCGAAGGCCGTTGAGCAGCTGTTCGCCACCTGGGACATGCAGTCGAAAAATCTGGAAATTCCATTTCAGACCCTGACCGTTAAGCCATATCTCAAATCGGCCAGCACATACGGCACCATCACCGCCGATGACGACGCTGCTACCAAGGTCAGCGTGGTGGCACAATCCATCGCAGCCCGTATCAGCGCAGATGAGGACAGCACAGAGGATGCCCTGATGGGTGCGTTGTCTGTACTCCGTGACTCCGTCGCCGATTCGATCTCATCTGGAGTTGAGGACGCCATCATAAATGGGGACGACCAGGCCAATCACCAGGATCTGGACGTGGCTGCATCGCCGAACGTGTGGGACATCAGAGGCCGATGGGGTGCTGGCACAGGTACAGCATCCGACCACCGCCGTGCATGGCTCGGACTCCGGGCCCACTCGTTCGATGCGGGTAGCACGCTCGATGTGGCCGCTCAGACCTACGCGGCGCTGATGGCGCTCCGTGCGAAGCTGTCCGGCCCTCAGGGTGCTGGCGGTGACCTGGCGCTCATCATCAGCCCAGAGGCATACGTGACCTTCCTGCTCGACCTGGAGCAGATAGCGACTGTAGACAAGTTCCCGATGGCTACAATTTTGAGCGGACAGGTAGCCAGCATCGCCGGAATGCCGGTGGTCGTTTCGGACTATATCGGCGCCGACATGGAGGCGACTGGCTACCACGCTGCACCGTTCACGGGTGAGAAGACTGGCTGTCTGATCGTCAACCGATCGCGCTACTTCATGGGCAATTATCGCCAAATTCAGACGAGCGTCCAGCGCGAAATTGTCAACGGCCTGGTGGACATCGTCTCTACCCGGCGCTGTGTATTCTTCAGCCTTGACTCTGCCTCCACGGCATCCGTCGCCTACGGCTTCAACATCTAAGCAAAGGGGCTGAGACCATGCCGATCCTGCGATACACCGGACATCCTAAACTCAAGTCGCTGAACACGTCAGGCCATGCCTGGTGCAAAGGCGATGAGCACGAAGTCACCACGGAGGAGGCCGAGCGTCTCACCGAGACCTTTGTGGGTCTGTTCACCGCCGTGGGATCGGCACCGGTCAAGCCACCGAAGACACGCGCCGTCTCAAGCCCAAAGCGGGGGACGGCGCCGTCTAAGGCCAAGACCAAGAAGGGGGCCAAGTGAAGCTCAAAGCACTGCGACAATGCGAATGGCCAACCGGTACCCATTGGGCAGCCGGCGAGGTCCGAACCGTTGACGTGCCGAAGGGCACCGAGATCCCACCGCTCTACCTGGTGGAGGTCAAGGCCAAGGCCAAGGCCAAGACCACGAAGGACGACTAAACAGATGGCCATCGCCACCGCAGTACAGGCCCGGGTTTATATCCGCGGCTTGACCGGTACCTCAGAGGATACCGTGATCGATACCCTGCTGGCGCGGGCGGATTCGGTCATGGCCTCCTATCTGGGGATGCCTGCTGCGACCGTGGGTGGTGATCCTACGCTGGAGGATGTGGCCCACACGCTCATCATGGACGGCCCGGCTGGGGTGGAGCTGCGGCTTCCCTTCTACCCGGTCCAGTCCGTGACCAGCGTACACGACTCAGCAGACCGGAGCTATGGCGCGGCCGACCTGATAGCCGCGGCGGACTACACGGTCTTCGGCTCCGAGGGGATCATCCGGCTGGATGACGACGGCAGCACCGGGTCCTTTAGTGGGGGCCGCCGGGCGATCCAAGTGGTGGCGGTGATCGGGTGGGCTACCATCCCGGATGCCATCGTCCACGCGGCCTGCATCCAGACCGCCCACTGGTTCAGCGCCAGAGACCACATCGGCCGCACTAGCGTCAGCCAACAGGGCGGCTCCATCAGCGTGGCGACTCTGGGCTTGCTGCCTGAAGTCCGCGAGGCCCTGGCGCCGTATCGGCTGCCCGTCTCCTGGGTGGCCTGATGGCGATCACCATTGACCAGTTCGCCGACCGCATCAAGCGAGCGGTACAGTCCGGCGCTATCGCATCGGCAATGGGTACAGCTGCCGCCGGGCTGGCCATGCACGGACAACGCCGGGCCGTTCACTTCGCCAGCGTCGAGCCCGGCCGCCCCATCGGTCTGGGTGTCGTGACTGGACACCTGACCGACAGCCTGGCAGGTGAGGCCGAGCCGTTCCGGGGCGGCGTGGACATCATCCTGAGCACTGGCGGGAAATCTGGCTACGGCGCTGTACCATATGCCGCCGTCCATGAACTGGGACTTACGGTGAATGTCCCGGCCCACAAGCGGACAACGCTATTCGGCCGGACGGTGGCGCCGTTCAACGTCGGTCCCTACTCATATAAGATGCCGAAGCGGCCATTCCTGCAACCGGCTATCGAGGAGCTGGAGACGAAGGCGGATCACGTGTTCTCGATGGCACTGGCTAAGAAGCTGGAGGCCCTGGCATGAGCACCGAGCGATCCATCATGGCGGCCATCAAGAGCCAGATCGCCACCCGCGTCAACGGCGCGGGGTCTTACGTGTTCGACCTGACTGCATCGGATCGCGTGGTGCATGGCCAGGCATTCCAGCCGCACCGGGTGCCGGGCTGCTACTGCTGGTTCGTCAACAGCGACAGCCGCCAGGACGGCGGGGTCACGGTGCTCACGCGGTACGACCGACAGCTCCTGGCGCAGGTGGAGGGGTGGGCACCCACGGATTCAACCACACCCGGCGAGGCGGTGCTGGATGCGCTCGACCTGGCGGCCGACATCCGGCGTGCTCTGGAGTCCGATCTAACGCTGGGCGGCATCGCTCAAGTCCGCAATGAGTCGATCAATATCACCGCCGTGGATGGCCAGGGCATGGACCGACCGGGCTTGGGCGTTTGCGTGCTCCGCGTTCGAGTGGACTACACCGAGGAGATCGGCGCATGACCTGGTTTGACAAGGACTGGAACCGCCGGGCACCCGTCACGGTGGACCTGCACTTAGGGTCTGGGACCGTAGATCTGGACATCGATCTAGCGCTGGCCGGGCCCAACTTTTGGGACAACGTCCAGGTTGCAGCGGGCAATGATATCCGCATGGCTGACGGCTCCGGGGCGCCGCTCACATACAAGATCCTGAACTGGAACCACGCCACCCGGACCGGCAATGTGATTGTCAATAACTGGGAAGCGCCGAATGTCTCCAGGAATGTCCAGGCATGGCTGTACTGGGACAATTCGAACGCATCGGCCGGCGGTTCGGTCTTCACGCCAGCCGGCCTTGCCGCGGATGGCATCATCGAGATCGGCAGCCCTGGCACCGGCTCGGAGAGTATCGTGGTTGGCCGGCGGGAGGCACCCGGCGCGGACAACTCGCGCACCGTCATCAGCAAGCACCCGGACGACATCACGCATATCTGGTGGAACGTGCTCCCGGCCCTGATGAAGAGGCGCGTGGCTGAAGCCGAATCGCTCCTACTGGAAGAGGTGGAGAGCGCGACCTATGCGGTGCTCAACACTTCCGATGTCGCCCAGGGTGGCATGATTGAAACCAACACGATGCGGTCACTGCATCCGGGTTGGATCCGCACGACGATCAAGGACGGCGCGGATGATACCAACTATGTCGCAAAGCTGACGGTTGGCACGACCCTAGGCCGCAAACTGACTTTTCACGCGACCGTCAAGGTTCGCAAGATACACGCACCCACCTAATCGGAGAATCATCATGGCAAGCATCTATCACGGACGGGGCGCTGCCCTGGGATTCGGAGCTGAGGGCGTAGGCGCCTGGGGCGTCGAAGTGGCCCGGTCTAACTGGCGCCCACTGATCTCAGCCGGGCTTTCCCGCACCGAGGAAAAGGTACCGCGCCCTCACCTGCTCAGCAGCGCCGGATCCGCGATGCGGCGAAACCATTTTACACAGGCCAGCTCGGCCGGCGGTGCCTTCAGTGTGGAGGCCACCTACGACAACATCGGGATGCTGCTGCAACACATGATGGGAGCGTCTGCTGCGCCGGCTGGTCCCGGTCCATACACCCACACCTACACGCTTGCCCAGGCCCTGCCGGCTGGGATGACCATGGAATTCAACCGGGGCACCGGGACATCGGAGGTGCTCCTGGGCTGCAAGCTGAACACCGCCACCCTGGCGGTATCCTCCGGTGGCGTGATGACCTTTGACGCGGACGTGATTGCCAAGACCGCACTCACCAGAAGCGGCGCGGCCACACCGTCATACGGCGCCAACCAGCGGCCGATCCTGCATAGCCACGCCGGGCAGTTCACGTTCAACAGCGTTGCTTATGACCTGGTGGACTTCAGCCTGACGGTGAACAACAGCCTCGCACGGCGCCAGCTGCTGGGCTCAGCCCTCACGAAGGAGCCGAAGCGGAGCGACTTCCAAAGCGTGGAGCTGAGCTGCACCGTGGAAGTGGAGGACGCCCTGTACGCGGCGCTCATTGCCGACACCCAGGGGGACGCCACAATATCCTTTACTAATGGCACCCAGGTCTTCGCGTTCACATGCCAAAACGCCTACCTGTCAGCGGTGGATGACCCGATCTCGGACGCCAACATCGTGAGCCAGTCGCTGAGCTTTGTGTGCGAGTCCGATGGCACCGATGAGGGGCTGAGCATCGTGGTGACCAACGACAACAGTTCAAGCACCGGAAACTAACCGTCAACGCTCTGGGGAGGGCACGACATGACAACGATCCTACACGCCATACAATCCGCCGCCACCGATACCGTGGAGGCCGCCGGGATGCACTGGAAAGTGGGCAAGGTGAACAGCGCCGCGCTCGCTTCTGTGGGCTTCGCGGCCCTAGCGATGAGCAGCGCGGCACAGGCCGGTGGCCAGGACGACCAGCCCACACCCGAAGAGCTGGTCAGCCGCATATCACCGAAGCAAGCCGAGCAGCTGGCGGGGTTGCAGGATGCCACGGTGGCGGCCGGGCTCACGGCCGTATCGGAGGATGGGGAACAGTGGGAGCCGCTGCAGGCGGTGATAGACCCGCACCGTGAGGATGCAGACGCCGGGGTGCTGTGCGTGAACAGTCTACCGGCTGGCGTGGTGACGGCGTGCTTTACCGCCATCATGGCGCTGAGCACGGACGACGGGAGGGCTGCGGAGCGACTGCGTTCCTTTCGAGAGCCAGCCGGACATGCTGCTGGGGATCTGGATGCTGGCCACGAAGACCGGCCACTGGCCCCACGAAGTGCTGGAGCTTGATCCGTGGCAACTTGGCCTTGCAATGATGTGCTACCAGCAAGCGGACGCCACCAGTTCGCAGCTCTTGGAAAGGATGGCGCAGAAGGGCACGCCGATATTCCCGACCGTCTGTATCAAGTCCGGGTGAGGGGATAGGCCGTGGCCAGCAACACCATCGAGAAGATCCTGCGGCTGAAGGATGAGGCCAGCAAGCCCCTGCTCAAGATGGCCATCGCGGCGGAGAAGGCAGCCAAGGCGGCAGACGGTCTGGAAGACACCGTCGAGGACTTGGAGCAGGCCCTGAGCGACCTGGACAAAGAGGCCGCCGATGCCGCCAGCGGGCTGGATGATGTGGGCGAGTCCGCCAAGAAAACAGATAAGAAGACTGGCGGCCTGGCTGACCGGATGGGAGGGCCTGCAACCAAGGCATTCAAGATGGCGGGCGCGGCTGCCCTGGCGACCGGTGCGGCCTTCGCTGCGCTGGGTGTCTCATCCATCCAGGTTGGCTCCGAGATGGAGGGATTCGAGACCCGCCTGGGTGTGCTTATGGGCACCACGAGCGCAGCGAAGACCCGCCTGGCTGAACTGTTCGAGATCGGTACCACGACACCGTTCGAGCTGGGCTCACTGGTGGAGGCTGAGATCAACCTGCGGGCCCTCGGCGTCGAGGCCGAATCTGCGCTGCCGCTGATCATGGACTTCGCTGGCGCGATGGGTGTGGAGTTGTCAACCGCCGCCGTGGAGGTTGGGCGGGCCATGCAGTTCGGCGCTGGGGCTGTGGAGACCATCGCCGGGCGTGCACTCCGTGCGCAGGTGGAGCTGCGGACTGGGCAGAACGCGCTGAAGATGTCCACCGAAGAGTTCAAGGCGGCGCTGATCGAGACCCTGAAGGCAACGGACGGCATCTTCGCGGGTGGTACTGAGAAGCTGGCCGCCACCTTCTCCGGCATGATGTCCAACCTGAGTGACGCCTGGTTCAAGTTCCGCAAGGAAGTAGCAGACGCCGGCCTGTTCCTGACGGCCAAGGCCACGCTGGATGTCATCCTGGAGCGACTCGACTCGGCCAAGCAGAGCACGGCGCAGTGGGCGGGCATGGTTTCGGGTGGGGTGATCGACAGTTTCACGGGTGTAGTGATCATCATCGATGCCGTAGCCCAGTCGGTGATCGCGGTTGTCCAACTGGCGCTCATCCTTGAGAATGCTGTGCGGGGTATCGGGCAGATGTGGAATGCCGTGGCTGTAGCGGCCGGGCAGGTAGCCGTAACCATGGGAGAGCTTGACGTAGCATCGGGCGGGATGTTCTCCGAAAAGGGCGCCCTCCAGGCTGCCGCAGACTTGCGGAAGTACAACCAGTCTCTGAAGGAATCAAAGATCGCCATGCTGGAGGCATCGCAGGCGATCCTGGAGAACCGCCACCAGATGGCGATGCTGGCAGTCCGTGCGAAGGAAGTCCACGCCGTTGTCGATCTGTTCGAGGACATCAAGATCCGCGCACAAGAAATGGAGAAGGCGCTACAGATCGAGGCTCAGATCTCGGTCACTGCGAAGTTCGACGACGATGTTCGCCAGCTCATGCAGTTCGTGGGCCTTTCGAAGGAAGAGGCACAGATGCGGGTGTCCCTGGGTATGGCGGGTGCTGACATGCCATCCATCACCGCCGTGGATGTCAAGCCCGGACGGACATCCAGCGGCGGTGGCGCCCGCGGCCCGTCCACGTTGGACCGCTTGGCCGGGCAGGTAGCGGCCCTGACTAAGCGGGCATTCCCCATCACGCAGATCGAGGCCGCGGGTCGCCTGTTGACGGAGCTGGAGGCCGCACGGGGCAAGGCCAACAAGAGGCGCAGGGCTGGATTCGATGAGCTGATCGCACAGGCAGAGCACGCGCGGAGCGCGCTCCAGGGTATCGAGATCACGAAGGCGACCGACAAGCTCCAGACAGACCTGGATGCCATGGCCAAGGGGATGGAGGGCGTCGGCCCGGCCATGGATGACTTGACTGCATCCACCGCCCAGATGGTTGACGACCTGCGCACGGCACAGGTCCAGGCCATAGCCGGCGGGGTTCAGGCTGGCGTGGGTGCCATGACGGATATCAGCGGGGCCTTGGGCGCCCTGGGCCCGGGCGGTGCGGCTGTGGGCGCAGTGGCTGGACTGGGTGAGGCCGCGGCCGGCGAGGAGGGTGGCCTGGAGGCACTGGTGACGCAGAACGTGGAGGGCTTTGTGGATGGCATGGTCGCCCTACTGGAGCAACTGCCAGACGTGATTAGCAAGGTGATCCCCAAGCTCCTGGGTGAGGGCATCCCCAAGCTGATTGTCGCCCTGGCCAAGGCGACACCGGCCATGGCCAAGGCCCTGATGATAGACCTGCCGGCGACCCTGGTGTTGGCATTCGGGCGCGCATTCTCTGACGTATGGGATGCCGTGAAGGCATTCTTCCGCGACCTGTTCAGCATGGACGGGCTGGGCGGCAGCATAGCAGATGGTTTCATGGAGGTGGTCACGCTGGGCATGTGGGACTCAAGCCAGAGCGGAGGTTTCGTCAACAGGACCGGACTCAAGCTCCTCCATGCTGGTGAATACGTCCAGCCCACGAGCGGCACTATGCCCCAGTCGGCCCGCGGTCGGATGTCCGGTGGCGGTGGCGGTATGAGCATCACCATCAACACGAACGTGGTGGACCCGAACAGCATAGACCAGCTCGGCCGAATGCTGCAGCGCCACTTCGGGGCCATGGGCCGCACGACCTTGCCGATATTCGGAGGCGCCTGATGGGGAATCCGACGCTCTACTACTACCCAGACACGGCGCTGAGCGCGGGATCTGTGGGCCGCCTGGAGAAGGTGGACTTCGGACAGCCGATGTCCGATATCCAGATCAGCCCGATCCGGTCCGTCTCCGACTCCGTCAGCCTGAGCGGCCGGACATCGCGCACCTCGTGGCAGTCCGGGATCGCGGTACGGTTGACGCTGGAGCGGTTCACTGATGATGCCCTGGCGCGGGATCTGTACAGCTTCAGCAGCCATGCCGAGCGCGGGTTCCACTTCGGTTTCGCGCTGGACTCGGCCAAGGCATTCGCCTGCGTGCCCGGTCTGTTCGAGTGGGAGCGCGGGCGTACGCTGGTCATCGGGCAGACGAACATCTTCGACCGGTGGGAGCCTACGGCCACCCTGGCGGCGGATGACATCGTGCACATCAGCGGCCCGGCGCCCAAGAACAACCGCGAGGAGCACAAGCTGGCTGCATTCTCCAAGCTGACGACCACCACGAACATCACGCTGGCGGACCCGCTCCGATATGACCAGCCCTATCCGGCGGTCTTCCGGCACCGTGACTTCTACCCGGTGCTGTTCGTGCCCGAGGCGAGCGTGAACCAGCCGATGCTAACCCATGATCACCGGATCTCGTACACGTGGGAATGCAGCGCCGTGCTCTATCCCGCGTGGGCCTCCAGCCTGACCGAGGATGCATTGGCAGGCGATCAGCCCGGCCACGGTGACGACTCCTCGATTGACGGCATCATGCGGTCCAGCAGCACCGCCGCGATCCCATCGGCCGACTCCAAGATCGTGGAAGTCCGGCCCGAGATCACCATCCATGAGGCCGATCTATTCGTGCCCGAGTGGTACCGCGGCTGATGGCATGGTCCACCGCATGGAAGAGTGCGCTATCGAGTGCGCAGCTGGAGCCCATCGTGCTGGTGGATGTGGGTACGCTCGCCTGGGCTGACCCGGAGATATTCCCGACCGTCTGGGGAGGCACCACATTCGCGAGTCAGCCCTACGTGTCAGGCATCACAGCCGGCGAGCTGAACGCTGACCACCTGGTGGTAGACCTGCGGACCAATGGTCAGTCCGTGAGGATCCGGGACTGGACCGTGAATACCGGCGGTTTCAGCTTCGCACTCACTAGCTCCAAGCCGGGCCGACACGCCCTACCATTCGAGCCGTTCCGCGGGTTGCACGTCCAGGTGCGCATGACCTTCGATGGCACATTCTCGGAGCTGGGTGTGGAGGTGGTAGCCCGGGGCATGATTGACAACGTCACGCACGACGGCGATACCTGGTGGGTCCAGTGTCGGTCCATGCTGGACGTGATGCGGACCCGATATACCGACCTGGCCGGCGGTGCTCAGGCGCAGTATTTCGAGGACGCCGGCAGCAGGAGCATCATCAGCTCCGGGCCTGGCTGGAACAGTGGCGCCGGGAACGATCTGCCGGTGGATGGGCTCAGCACATTCGCCAAGGATAACCGAACCGGCGCCGTGGGTGTGGCTCACGTGGCCGGCGATACGGCCACCAACCGCAAGGCCTGGTGGTTCGTGTACTCAGCCAAGAGTGCAGCCAGTGGCGCGGGTACCCTGACTGCATCGGGCTCTGCGGACTGGTTCGGTAACTCCACCGCGGACAACTACCCAGCGGGAACCATCGTCACCCACTACCCAGTCATCACCGGCAAGCCCTGGAACATATTCGCCCGGCTGGCGAGCAGCAGCGGGGCCGGCGCCGCCACCGGATTCGACACCCTGCCCAGGAAGTGGGGCTGCTCGCTGCCGCACTCATACATCGACGTGGACGACATCACCGCGCACACCTCGCACCCTGCACTGTTCGACCGGGATGCGTCCCCGGATGTCCCCATCGATCCGAGGTGGACACCGTTCGTGTTGGCGCCTGTGGATAACCTGCTGCAATGGATACAGCAGGGCCTGGGGCAGCTCAATATGTGGCCGGTGGTCCGCGAGGACCAGCTGAGCGTCCGGCTGGCCTACGACTATCGGTACTTCGACCCGCTGATCGTGGACTGGATCGATGACGACTGGATCGTGAGCATCGACGGGCACGACCTGTACCACCCAGATGCAGACGTGGAATATAAGCGGGTCGGCGGTACGTACAATGCAGCGGGTGCGCTGTATTCGCTGGCGGGACGAGACCCGAATAGCCGGCCATGGCTGGAGCGATTCGAGAAGACGATCAGCGCTCATGGCCTGACGGTGGACGGCTCCGAGGGGCAGCCCAATAACCAGACATGCTGGGTGCCTGGCACGTCTGAAGCCCTGGGGGCATCGCGAGTGCTGACGACGGCCGCGCATACGTGGTACACCCAGCTCCCGGAGTACCTGAAGCTGACGACCCGCACGCTGCGCTACGCACCGCTGGTCCCGGGTGACCTGGTGCAGATAGACAGCAAGCACATCATCGGCCGCGGTGGCCTGTACGCCGGCCGTGTGTGCATGGTCACCAGCGTCACGCCGGACTGGATGCGCGGATCGGTGGTTCTTGAGTTCGCAATTTTGCCCGGTTCTATGACCGGATAGGAGACATCATGGCAGAGACATTCGACGGGGCACAGTACCCAGACATTAAGCGGGTGACCCTGAGCGGTACCCCGAACAACTGCACGCAGGTGCTATTCAACCAGTCTGCGAGGACTGCCACGATCCGGTTCGAGACGAACGCGGGCAAGCTGGCATTCGAGGGCACGGACGGCGCCGCGGTTGACGCTTCGCACATCGCCATCACGGCCGATGCAACGCACCAGTTCAGCCTGGCCGATGGGCAGGGCGTGAGTGTGGGCGTGGGGTCGTTCTTCTTGGCCAGCCCCATAGCCTCCACGGTGGTCTCCATCATGCTGGAGGGCTGAGTCATGATTGTAGTAAGCAGTCCACCCGCTGCCGCTGGTGGCGCAGCCGCGAATGATGACTTTACTAGGGTCAACGTCGTGGATGGATCCTGGACAAACGTGGACCCACTGAGTCAGGCCACCGGCGCCGCGACGAACACGAATGGAATAAACGCCGTCCCACTCGGAACCAATGTCGCCGCCAGGCACCTGAATGGATGCGTTTATTACAAGGAGCTGAAAACAAAAAATGGGTCGGATTTTGACTTCACCGATAAGCCCGCATTCCTCAGCTTTTACCTGCATATGCCGGAGACGGGATGGAGGGACAACGGCAGCCAGGAGGGTGGTGATGGGAACCCGCCATATGCGAGCAGATCCTGGGTAGCTATGGGCGTGATGACTGACCCGGAAAACATCTCCGGCGGCCCAACCGGACCCTATCCGAAAGACGTTCTTGGGGCCGGCCTGTCTTGGCTTGGTACACAGAATAAGATGCGGCGCACCTTTGTGAGAAACGTATCGAACTCCGGGACCTGGG